TGGCTTGTCACCCCGTCGTTTTTTTAAACATGGATTTTGAAAACGAGCAAAAAACGCCTGATTCTGAACCGGCTGGTTCGGCGCGCAAGCCAGGGCGACCCAAAAAAGAAAGGCCCGAGCTAGACGTTGAGGGAATCCCCGACGCAAACTTTGCCGAGACGATTGCCAAGCATGAAAGCCTGGTCGTGCTCTCGCGTGAGAAGTACGAGCGGCTGCTTAGGGCCGGTGATGCCGAGGCTCGATACGCGCAGGTAACTTACAACCAGAGTTTGAAGCAGGCCATCGCCCTACGCGAAGAGCAGGAGCGCCGATCAGTGTTTAGCCGCGAGCAGATTCCTGCGGTCGAAGCGCGAGAGGCGATGCTCCGTCTGGCTGGCCTGATCGTCGAGCGGTTAGACGCGCTCGGCTCGGAGTGCGGTGAGAACTGCAACCCGAAGGACCCGATCAAGTCAATCGGCGTCCTGACCGAATGGGCAAGAGAAGCGCGCGAGAAGGTTGCCCGAGTGGCCGGAGTGTTTGAGGAGCCAAAGGCATGAACGCCGAGGAACTGTTCCAGGAGGGACTTGCGGTCGTCAGGCCGTCGGCCTTGAGCGACCCTGTCGCGTACCTGAAGGAGAACGTTAAGAAGATTCCTGCGGGCGTGTTCGACGGCGGGTACAACCCTAAGCGCTGGCCGTGGATTGCCGAGGCGGTGCGGATTTTTAACCAGCCGACGACTAGCCGGATGTTCATGCCCTGGGCAATCGGCTGCGGGAAGACGCTTACGCTGAAACTGATTGCGACTTACCTGATGGCGAACCGCCGGGCGTCCATGGCGATCTACCTCGACTCGCAGGACAAAGCCAAGGGTTTCACCCTGAACGAGCTGCGGCCGTTGTTCGAGCAGGTGGCCGACATCCGCTCCCAGATGAGCGCCGACGATAACGACAAGTCGGGGACGCTACGGTTTGCGGATGGGTGCTTGATTCACAACCGCTCGGCCTCGACCGAGAAGCACCTGCAATCCCTGCACGTCCGCTACGTCCTCGGATCGGAAATCTGGCAATGGCCTAACGGTGCAATCGCCATGAGCATGAGCCGACTGAAGGCGGCGGCGTTCGCGTCGAAGGCCGTCTACGAGAGCCAGCCAGGAGACATCGAAGGGCAAGGCGCGGAGTTCTGGAAGTTCTACCTTATGACCGACCAGCGTCAGTGGATGATGGTCTGCCCATCGTGCAACCACCGCCAGCCATGGCTCTGGGACTACATCCGATTTCCAGAAGGGGCGAAGGGGATTGACGGCTGGGACCTTGAGGCCGTCCAGAACGGCACGACCTACGAGTGCTCCAAGTGCAAGGTCAGGCTTGAGGACAACGACGAGGTGCGGACTACCTGCAACGAGGTCGAGCGCGGCGCTGGGTTTGTGGCTACAGGCCACGCCGAGAAGGCCGGGTACGTCGGGCTTCACGTCAACGCTTTGGCATCTACGAGCTGGGGGTCTCTGGCCGTGGACACGATTAAGGCGAAACAGGTAGCGGAGCTGGGTGACCTGACACCACGCAAACTCTTTAAGACCCAGTATCTCGCCCAGCCCTGGAGCGATGACACCGGGGCGATGGTGGTTAGCACCGAGTCTTCGGACTACGCCATGGCAGACCCTTGGGAAGCAGTGGCCTACATTGGCCCACGCGGTCAGATCGTGGACAAGGCCGACGCCCCTGAAGGCTCGGTTAAGTTCCTGACGGCGGCCATCGACTGTCAGGGCGACCACCTGTGGGTCGTGCTCAGGCAGTGGGCGCGTACCGGGCATAGCCGACTTGTCTGGTTCGGCAAGGTAATGAGCACCGATGGCCTGACGGACTGGAGCGGAGTTGATGCCCTAGTGGCAAAGCATGGCGTCCACCCGCAGCTAGTGATGGTAGACTCTGGTGACGGCAACTCTACGCAGGAGGTTTACAAGCAGTGCGCCTCTCGTGGCTGGCAGTGTGCCAAGGGTTCAGGCCAGGAGTATTTCAACATCAAGACGAAGGCCGGTGACGCGGTGCGTAGGTTCTACAACACCCCTACGGCAATCCACGTGCCGGGCGTCCGCAACCCAACGACGCTGGTGGTGTGGTCCAATTTGAGCGGTAAGGATTTATTCTGGGGCACGCGCGCTCGCCGCGTCTTCACGTTTGCTCGTGATGCCCTGCCCGAATACATCGCCCAACTTGATTCCGAAATCAGGACGAAGGAGGCGGGTAAGCCTATCTGGCGTCTACGCCAAGGGGTTAAGCATAACCATGCCCTCGACTGCGAACTGCTTGGTATGCTCATCGCCGCGCGCTGGGGTCTGATCGGCAGGGACGAACCGCAAACCTTACAAACCCCGCAATAGTTATATGTGCGCCCTAGGCATCTACGTAGGCGTCCCCGAAGACACCTTGCTGCAATACAAGGCACAGGCCCTTGCTGACCTCGGATTGGCTGTGACCTCGTACTCGGACTCCGGCACGAGCGTTAACAAGCAGTTCGGGATGCCCCCTGCTACGCGGATTCTCGAGATTAACTACGCTTTATCCCGCATCGACAGTTCACGCTATGGCGGTGCTCATACCTCCATTCAGGTTAACTGGGATTCGCGGGTTGACCTCTAATGGCTCCAAAGAAATCCACCTCCAAAGCCAAGGCGGCTAAGAAGCAACCCTCGGCATCTTACTCGCAGTTCGCGAGCACGACCCAGTCTGGCGCTCGCCGGATGCTGTTCATCGGTGGGGTCGCCGATCAGCGCACCGAAGTTAACTCTGCGACGCGGACCGCCATGATGGCGAAGTCCCGCTGGGCTGTCCGTAATAGTCCCATCTACAAGCAGTGCGTGGACGAGGCTGTGCTTATCTCTGTCGGTGACGGCCTCATGGCTCAGTCCCTGGCTAAGAACGCCAAGACCGCTGCGGCCTACGATAAATACTTCCGTGATTGGTCAGTGCGTTGCGACCTGACCCGGCGCTATAACCTCGGCCAGCTTCAGACCATGTGGATGTCTGGGGCGATTATCGACGGTGACTCTTTCGGCATCCTCACTAACGACCCGAAGACCGGGGTTCCAGCCATCCAGATTCTGGAAGCCCACCGCGTGGGGACTCCCCGCGATGCGTTCAACAACACTAACGTAGACGGTGCGTATCTTGGAACCTACGGAGAAATAACCGGCTGGAATGTCTACGTTGGCGACGCCAGCAAGGACCGTTACGTCCCCGCCTCGGCCATGCTCCAGATTATGGAGTATGACCGCCCCTCTGCGGTGCGCGGTTACGCGGTGCTGCAATCTTCGCTGAACTCAGTCCAGGACCACTTAGAGGTCTTCGGCCTCGAAGTTCGAGCAGCCCGGACAGGGGCGGATCATACTCTAATCCTGAAAAAGCAGGGTGGCGTTTTGCAAGACGACCCTGCGGCCAAGTTCTCTGGCGACGCTAACTCATGCGAGAAGATTGCCAGCCAGATGGGTGGCAAGATGCTGGTGGTCGATACCAACGAGGACCTGACCCAGCTCGCTCAGACTCGCCCCTCAGCTGCATGGATGGGCATGATGACCGCCATCGAGCGCGACATCGTCCGTCTGCTCCCTTACGAATATCAGGTCACCCCTGGCGTCCTCGGCGGTTCCTCCGTCCGACTGGTCGCCGGGCGTGTGTCACGATGGGCTGGCAAATGGCAATCCATCCTGATCGATAGCCTCGACCGTGTTTACGATTACGTCATCGCCGACGGCATCGCCAAGGGCAAGATTCCAGACGACCCGGACTTCAACCGCAAGACGTGGATTACGCCTCGCGACATCACCGTGGACGCTGGCCGCGAAGCCTCTCAAGACCGAGCCGACCTGCAGATGGGTCTTACCACTGCCCAGGCTATCCTCGGCAAGAAGGGCGTTACCTTTGACGACACGCTGGAAGCCCTAGCGGTCGAAGCCGAGAAGCGCGTGCAGAAAGCCAAGGACCGTGGCCTGCCGCTTTGGATGCTCTATCAGTCGCAGTTCAACTGGCTCCAGCAGGGCCAGACGTCCAGCCAGACGCCTGACGCGGTGGCTGAAAACCTCGACCTACCTCCTCCCCCCTCT